GAGGAGCAATACCGCCTCGCGGTCTACTCGAAAGAGAACGGCTGGGAGGTTGACGACGAGGAAGTCTACAAGACCGCCGAGATAGAGGCGTGGCACCCGCTCCCGATGCCGCCGGAGGAGGAACAATGAACGAAGATGCCGAAAAACTGAAAGGCTTTTTGTTCAGAATTATCGACGAGCACAAGACCGCGTGTCGCAAGCACCCGAAATTCTGCGACGAAGTTATCGACCCTACATCGACTAAATCTTGGGCGGAGACCGAATACCGCATCAAGCTACGCAACAGCCGAGGGCATCAATGTGCAGATAACATACTGATGGAAGAAGTCGCCGAGGCGTTTGCGGCATACCAGCAGGGCGACAAGGAACACGCCTTGCAGGAGCTGGCGCAATGCGGGGCCGTGATCCTGCGGATAATGGAAACGATCGAAAAGGAGATGAAAAAAAAATGAAGGTTGATGTAATAGTCAAAAAGATTAAGACGCAGGAAGATTTCGACACGATGTTGAACAGCGTCGGGATAGCAAACGACCTTTGTAAAATCGCTGCGGAAAAGATAGACAAGCATCTGTTCAAGATATGCGAAGCGGTTGCCCTCGGGCTCAACCACTACTACATGGGGCCACACGACAAACGCGAAGTTACAGCTACGGAACGCGCGGAGGCCCTCGCAACGATTCCAGACCTGCCCGAAGGCTGGATGAAACAGAAGCACGAATGGGACGCGTGCATACATTAAGGAGAAATGTGGACAAATGATGAACGACGGAATCTACAGAACGGCGCGTGAACTGATAGCGGCGAGCGAACGCGAGAAGGAACTGATAAAGGCGCGGCAGGAGCAGGAGACAAAAGAGAGGCACCGCGAGGCTGTAGCAAAATACTCACGCACGCCGAAGGGACGCGCCAACAACTCGCGCAAGTGCCGCAAGTACGCCGAGAAGCACCGCGAGGAGATGAAGTCATACAACCGCGAATGGCAGGACAATTTCCGCAAGGCTAACGGCGTGTGCTATTCGACATACCGCGCGCGGCTCCGTCGCGGCATGAGCGATACCGAAGCGCTGGGGGCCAACTATGAAGAACCTTGAGCGCTACTATCACGGCTTGAGCGCAGACGCGTTCAAGCCAACGGAAGGCTCCATGGCCGTGGACCCGGTTACGAAGAGGACGATGCCGTGCAACGAGTGCAAGGCCTACGAGAGCTGCAGGAAAAGTCGCGCGGTGACATGCTGGGGCGCGTTCCTCGAATGGCTAGAAAAGGAGGTTGAGTGATGCTAGTAAAGAAGAACATTGTAATCATGCCTTTTTGACTATAGCCATGTGACCGCGAGCGTGAGCACGCCTGCGGCTATCCAGTAGACCACCATCTTGATGTCGCACTTGAAGGCGTAAGGAATGGCGGCGAGAAAGTCCAGGACCATCAAGACGGTGGGGAATACCTTTTCCACTACCCAATCTCCGTAATACATAAGTGGCGCACCGTGCGGCAGAGCATCGTGACCATGGTCTCCGCGAGCCTCGACTCGGTGAGCGAGCCGTCCGGCGCGATGTCGCGGCCCATGCCGACCAGGACGCAGCCCGCGGAATCCTTGCTTGTGTTGCCCGCGTGTATGCGTATGCCGCGCGATTCCGCGACATTGTAGCCGTAGAGCAGCGGCAGCTCCCGCTTGAACTTCGGACTCCTGCTGTTGGATACGTTGTAGACGCCGCAGGGAATGGCCTTGGCGCGGTTCTCCAGCGTGAAGCAGATGCAGGTGCCGTCAAGAAAAAGACGGCCCAAGATGGACGTTTCCGTGAAAGTGTCGCGGACAATGACTAGCACGCGTCCTCCGTGTGCGAGTGCAATCGGCTCGCCTTGAACATGCCCACCAGCTCGCGCAAGAGTCCGTTGGTCTCCTTCAGCTCTCTCTCGATGCGGTCGAAGCGGTCGTTGCCTTCCGCAAGCATCTTGTCGTGCTCGGATACCTTCTGCTCAAGCAGGGCGATGCGCGTGTCGCGCTCCACCTTCGTCCTTTCGCGGTCGGCCTTGACGCCGTTCACCTCGGAGCGGTTCTTCAGGTAGATGGTGAGGGCCAGGATTAGCCCTACGACGGCTTCAACTAGTTTCTCTTCCATACCTACACCTTATACAGAACTTTCTTGATTAGGTTTGGCATAGGGGAGTCCTCCGTTTAAGTTATCCGTAAAAGTTTAGTTTATTCGTAATGTTGGGTCTAGGGAGGTCATAGATTACTACGAGTTGAAGGCATTAAAGTATATCATATCGTCAAGCATCCGTGCTTCAACAAGCCTTTTTATTGCCTCTGCCATTCCAGCATATCCGACTATCGTGGGATGGTTGCCTGGCCTGTCGAGAAACATCGGGGAGGTTGTGAAAAATCCGTCCTCGTACAAGTGAATACAGGGCAACGAGTAATAAGTTGCAAGGTTGTCTATTGCGGAATTAAAGGCATCACGGTTGTATGTTGCACCAGTAAACGGAGTCGTGAAAAGAACTATCTTTGCATCGGGTGCGTGGGCTTGTATGCTGTCAACAATTTTTGAGTAGTTGCCATAGAAAGTATCTGCCTCCGTTCCAATATCCGACACATCGCCAAGATATTCAAGCCCGAGCGAAGAACTATCGTTCAGTCCAAGCACAATAAAGTAAATATCCTTTGCAGTGTCACTCATCATCTGTGCGTAACCACGTTCGGTGGTATCTGCAATAAATGAACGCGTCGAAGCACCACCTCGGGTGTAGTTTGTTGTTTCAATTCCGCACACCCTCCCGATAACTTGAGGCCAAGAAATAGGATAGTGGTCGCCATAACTGATATTATTTTTCCACAATGCGCCGGAGGCATAGCTATCGCCGATAACTGCCAAAGACTGATACACGCTCAAGGACGGAGTGTAGACAAGAGCATCCTCTTCATCATCCTCCGCCTTTTGCCTATCATTGTATATCGTCACTACATTTCCCTCGCTCCCGTCCTTGAACGATACATATACTGTCAAATCTTCGGAACTTTTATTCGTGTAGATATATTCCCGAAGATTTGCGTCGGTATTCCTGACAAGGGAATAATAGTTTGCGCCATCATAACTGGCTATGACCGAAACTGCACCACCCGTAGATGATGACGTAACGGAAACGCTTATGGTTTGGCTGGGATGGAGTGTAAAAGATTGGGACAAGTTAAGGATAGGGTTAGTCGATAAATCGCCGTTTCCCTTTACATACGACCCGTCAGTTCCTACCAGCAATGCCGTCCGTGTTGGAGAAAAAAAGAAATTTACAAAATCAACAGCGTCGTCGATTGTAGCATTTTTTAATAAGGCAAAGGCTTGGGCGTCCTGCACTTTGCAGGATATTACAACAGTCTTGCTTGCACCGGAGTTGTTAGTGTATGAATACTCACGCAGGCTGTCGTCAATGTTTTTTACAAGCGGGATGTAATTCGCGCCATCTTTCTCTGCGATAATGGATACCGCCCCTGCCGATGCCGCTCCCTTGCACTTTACTGACAAAGAAAATCCGTCTGCCAGCGTTATCTCGTTTGATAGTTGCAGGGTGGGGTTTGATGAAATCGTGCCGCTACCTGTCACGAAAGTAGAGTCAGTCCATGTAAAAGAACTTTTGGCCGCTTTTGAAATTTCAAACAACGTATCCAAATCAAGAGTCAAGTCTGCGACAGCGGCGTTCAATTCCGCTCTGGATACAATGTATTGCCAACTATCCCACGCGCCATCATGATAGCGACGGCAGCAAATTGTTAAATTTCTCGCACCGAAAAAAAGTTGTGATTTTACCGATGGGCTGCTTTTTGAGCCTATTGTCATACAAGACCCAGCACTACCCGATGCCGGAGCGTTTTGCAATGTTGCTGCGACTAAAACCATAGAACCGACAGGAAGGGCGTCAAATGAATTATAAGTACTAATATCAGAAATCATCGTCAAGCAATTCACGGCGCCAGCCAATGCATTATTCGCAGTCACCTTGAGCAAGTCATCCTTCGTCATCTTCGCAGTGCCGCTCGGTCCGTCCACGGGTATCACGTCGCCCGTGCGGAAGGCGGTGATGGTGGTGGATAGGCTCTTGATTTTTCCGAGAACCCATTGCCACAAACGCCCCAAGGTTATCTTTGAATCTGGGTCGTTCACATCATCGTTCAGGAGAGGGATGTAGCGGTCGTTTTCAACCGCAGTCACCTTTGCATCTGTATTTAGGTCATCGGTTACAAGGGTATGTTCGAGGGCTACATATCCATCCGTACCGACAACGGAAGCATCGACGAAACCGTCCGGCTTCGTCCTGAAGCCGTCAAGACCCGTAACAACTGTCGCCCCGGCTCCAGCCGTAATGTTCGCGCCTATCGCGAACATCTTGTCCACCGTGAAGATCGGCGTCTCCTGCGAGTGCTGCGCGTCGTAGACGACCACCTTGTATGCAAAGCTCTTGCTCACAATCACGGGATACTTGCAGCGCCCGGAGTTGTCGAGCTCGATTGTCTTCTCGTTTACCGCGCCGTCGTAGTTCCTGTAGGTAATGACGGGCGTGGAGCTCCCGGCGATGAAAACGCGCAGGAATCCGTCCTTGATGGTCGTGCCCTTGTCGTCGGTGATAGGGACGAGCGGATCGATGAGGTAGCCGTACTGGTTGGTGTCGAGTGACATAATTTTTTTTGCTCCTGTTACTTTGTGTAGGACTTCAAAATGCTCTTTCGGAGCGCGTCGTTCGTGATGCCCCTGGAACGTAGGCCGCGCTTCTGCGCCAGCGTGCGGAGGTCGGCTGTAGATACTCCCGCGAGCGCGTTGGAATTTGTCCGCAGCTGCTTACGTGCGCCGAAGTCTGCGCCGGTGTATATGCCGTTGGAGACGGGCGACTGCGAGAGCGTGAAGATGCACACGCAGTTCGGGTGGTGGCCTACCGTGCCGTCGGACATGATGATGTCGGCGCCCCTGAATACTCGACCGTTAGAACGCAGGCAGTAGTCGCACGTTCCGCTCTTGGACGCTCCCGGGTTGATAGCCTGCCGGTAGCTGGACTTGTAGAGCGCCTGCGGGTTCACCTCCGCCGCACTCTCGCCTCCCATGAGCGTGACAGGGCCCATGTTGCGCTCCTGGGCAGCAAGCGCACGGTCGAACGAGCGAGCCGTCGGGTTCGCGGTCAGCAGCTGGTCCAGTACAAAATTTCCCGTTTTTGTCGCCATACATTACCAATATAATTTATTTTTTTTCTTCTTCAAAATTGTATTTTGCATCAACGTCAGTAACGTAACGGCGCAAGGGATACTTCGGGAGAAGGGAAAGTCCGTAGAGTGCGCCTTCTTTTGAAGCGGGTCTTTCATAGGCGACAGGTTCTTCCGCCACAAACTTGAACACACCGCGTAGCTTTTCGTCGGGTCGCTTTCCGTATGACTTTAAAACCTTTTCCTGTGCAAGTCCTTTGAAAATATCATTGCGGAGCTTCTTGTTTTGGTCCAGGAAATCACCGATGATCTGGGACTCCTTGGCGGTTCTCGCGACTTCCTTTGCGTCTACGGAGAAATCCTCGACGCCCTTCATCACGATTTCGCCTTCGTTACCGCGAAGCCCTGCGCTCTGGAGCTTTGTCAAAAGCTGGCGAGCCTTGTCGGATGGCAAAAAGGACTTGATTTCTTCCCAGTCGAGCTTCTTTTCCATGGTGCCTTCGGTCGCTTTTTTTCCGATACTCTTTGCTTCTTCCTTGATTTCCTTGTCAAGGATACGCGGACCGCGAACGGTTCGCTTCTGCATTTCGGTTTCTGCCAAATTGGAGACTTTTCCGAGGTCTCGGTCTTCAAGGTACTTCGAAAGAACACTCTGTGCGCGTTTCTTCTGCGATTCGGTTAAATCCGCGTTTTTTACGGCTTCTGCGGCCTTTTCCGCGTAGGGGTTGGTAACTCCAGCCTTTCCGTCCGTCAAAGCCTTCTGCGTCGCCTTCACGACCTGTTTGCGGGAGCCTTTACCGCTCGCCTTTACGAGGTCTTCAAGGACCCTTTCGCCGCCACGTTTCAATCCACCGCCCACGGCCTTGAGAGGCGCCCGGAGTAAAGTAGAGGCTCCACGACCGATAACACCTCCGCCGAGCGTCGCAAGCGTATATTTGCCAATGTCGGATACGCTTTTTCCCATTGCGTCCTGGATTCCCTCGGACGTAATTTCGCCTTCGTCAAGGTAGGCTTCGAGAACATTACGGCCAACAATGGAAGGCGCAGCAACGGCAATCGGTGCGGCTTCGCCCATGCGGAGAACATCGGCCGCTACGTCGCCTTCCTCGATCTGTTTTCCGGCCTTGAGCTTCGCGAGTGAACGCGGCGACATTTCAGCACTAAAACCGCCTTCTTCCTCCGCCACTTCACGGAGTCCTTCTCGGCCTTCTTCCTTGCTCTGGGCCTCTGCAGCCCTGCGGCGGTCTTCGAGGTTGTCAAAATCAAGTCCGGCTTCCTTGAAACGCTGGCGCATGATTCCGAGCCATTCCTTGTTGGTGTAGTCTCCTTTCGGAATGAAAAGTTTTTTAGGGATACCGTAATCCAGTTCTACATCTTCGGATTCAATCTTGGTAAAGTCTTCCGGCATGGCTTCGACGATTTCCTCGTCTGTCACTCCAAAGGAAAGCGGGTCCTTCTCGCGGATTTCCGCGAGGCGCTCTTCCCTGCGCTTTCCCTTCTGTTCACCTTCGATAGCCTGCAGAGTGAACTTGTTATCGCGCTGGAATTTCTTCAAGTCCTTGTCGCTCTTGATTTCCTTGTACTCTTCGTAAAGGGTCGGGAGGTTGTTACGTTCGGCATATTCCTTGATGATGTCTTCTGTAATCTTGATAGCCATTTTTTCCTCACTTGAGCAATTTCTTCAAGTCTACATAGGTCTTGTAATCCTTGTCGGAGCGCAAGAAAGCCGTTATTTCGTCAAGCGCGCGTCGAATAATCGGGTCGGTGGTCTTCTGCGCTTCAAGCAAGGCCTTCATTACGTTCGTGTTCTTGCCTATTCCGAGCGTCTTGAGGTGTCCGCGCATAGTGTCCAACTTTTTGGCGCGGGCTTGTTCTGCTTCGGACTTTTCGCGGAGCTTTTTGTCGGCTTCGGCCTTGATAGCGCGCTTTTCCTTGTTTGTCGTGTCGCGTTCGTTGAACTTCTGCAAGGTGGTTTCGTCAAGGACTGCGGCTTCTTCATCATGGAGAACAACCTCGCCGCCATTTCCTTCTTCCTTTCCTTCTTCGATATCGGTTACGGAAAGCATTTCCTTTTCTTCCGGCTGGTTCGTGTAGTCTTCCCATGTTACACCGTAACGGCGTTTAAACTGCGACTTGAGTGTATCAAGTTTATTCTTTGCGGAAAGAACGCTCTTATCCATCGAAGCGGAAGTCTCGTCTTGGCTAAGTCTTGCTTTTTCAAATGCAGCCGTATAGTCGCGGTCGGCTTCGTAAATAGCTTGTACGTCTTGCGCCTTGTTCTGTTCCTTGAGTTCATCGGTCTGCGCTCTGCTAATGTCGCGGACGCTACGCTGGGCGCGACCCTTGAGCCACATGTCGATGTCCTCGTCCTTGATGCCCTTCGCCTTCGCGATAGCGACAATCTTGTCCTCGTCGAGGTTCGCGAGGCTCGTGGACGCCTTGAGGCTTTCGCGGCGCGCCTTGAGCTCGTCGTTCTGCTTGCGTAAATTGTCGATTTTACGCTGCAATTCCTCGCGGCGCATCCTGTTCTCCTGCGTCTTGGCGGCTTGCGCCATGACGATGTCGGTCGTGGTCAAGGCGTTTTCAGCCCCTGCCGGAGTGTTCGTTATCTTTTCGGCACTCTCGAGAAAGTCAATCAATGCCATCGGGGCCTCCGAGGTTCTTCAGTTCGTTTTCAAGTTCTTCGATACGCTTGTCGTTTTCGGCTATTCGCGCGTTGATTTCACTCAGCTCGGAATCGTCGAACTGCGCGAAAAAGTCGCGCGCCTTCGTCTCGTAGTCCATGCGGCTTGCGATACCGGCGAGGGCACCGATTCCCTCGGCTGCCGCGGCGCGGTTCATGGCCGCTATACGCTCGCCGTTGAGGACGTCGAGCTTGTATGCGGAAAGCGGTGTAAAGTTCAAAGCCATATTTAACCCCCTACTTCACCGCGCCGTAACCCTGCGCGACTTTTCCTGCAATGTCAATGCCCTGCTGAACCGTGGTAGGCATGCTTGCGCGGTCGATGCCGAGCTGTGCCCTGGCCTGCGATAGCGCCGCGTTAGTCTGCATCTGCGACATTAACAGGTTCACGATGTCCTCGGTTCCGCCCTGGAGGTTTCCGACGTAGGAGCCGTATAGGTTGCCGAGCTGCTCGGTCTTGAACTTCTCGCGGTCGGACGCCTGCTGCGCCGCCACCTGGCGGGCCGTCTGCACATCCTGCTCGCGTCCGTACTCCTGTTCGGTCGCCTTCATCATGCGATCCCACGCGTCGCCGTAGAGCTCGCCTGCCTTTGCGCTGGCTTCCGCCTGCAACGCCCTCGCGGCGGCGCCTCCCTGGAGGCCTCCTTGTCCGCTCATGGCCTGGAGCGCAGCGTTCACGCTCTGGTCTATCTGGTACTGCGCCGAAGGGTCAAGGTACTTTGACGGATCGCGCTCGAACTCGAAACGAAGGAGCCTACCAGGCTGTGCCACGTATTCAGTCGGCTCCATTCCCGCCACAATCGCCTTGTACGCCTCGACGTTCTCTGGCCCGATGATGTCCGCAATCTGCGAGCGCGTTCCCTGCAGTAGGCCCATGGACTGAGCGTAGGTTTCCGCGGCCTCCTCCTGGGTCTGCTGAAGCTGCTCTTCCGCAGAGTCGAGAGCCTCCTCTCTCTGCTTTTGCCCGGTAATCGGGTTAAGCAAGGAGCCGGCAGGGTCTTTCACAATTTCGCTCGGGGTAGCGATGCCGAAAGCGTCCGTCACCACACCGATGGGCGACATTTCGTACAACTCGTCAACGGCATCACCGAACTTGTCAAGGGGATCAGTGACCCAGTCTGGCAAGCTGAACCCGGCTCTTATATTTTGTCTGTTTTTTGCGAGTGCCATTATTGGTTCTCCTTTGCAATCAGTTCAGCCTCGACGAAACAGGGCGAACTCTCGTTAATTTCCAGCGTGGTCCTTCCGGCTTCCACCATTATAGCCTTCGTCGGCGTCGTGTCTATTCGCGCCCCGCTGTCCTGCTCGTAGAACTTCACGACATAAGCGAAACGCGAGTCAGGCAGGCGCAACGTCGAGACCTGCGAGAGGTCCACGATGCCGTCTGTAAAAAGGTGTACTGTCTGGCCGTTCTTCACGGCCACAAGCGGCATGTATGTCTTCGTATCGACAACGACTCCGCCAATTTTATCAGTCATTCTTACTTGGTTGTCCATAATTACACCCTGTTACCGCATGGAATGAATGAAAGGTACGCCGTGGCTATCTCGAACTGAACCGGGTCCGTCATTCTCACACGGAACGCGAACCTCGCTCCGCGACCCAGGCTGTTCCAGCGCGTGCGCCACGAATACTGCCCGGTGCGCCCGGCGTAGGCCCACAGCTCGTTAGACCATGTGCGTCCACCGTCTACGGATACCTGGAGCATCACCTTCGGTGCGTATCCATCCTTGGTCTCGTCTAGCTGCTTTGTCACTCCGTTGTTCAGTACAAGTTCAAGAGCGGTCACCATTATGTCGTTCACGCCGTCGTACTTTATGCCGGTAGTGCGCTCCTTTACGATCATGTTGTACTCGGTCGTGTATGTATTCTCGACCTGGTACAGGTCCGTCGTCGATTCATGGTCGAACCATGTGATCCAGCGGTTACCGCCTACCGTGTTCACGAAGAAAACCGGGCGACCGTCCACCGAGTCGCACTGCATGACATTCCACTTGTGGGCGTTGCCCTGCGCGTCGAACGAGGCGCGCGTGGACCATTCCTGCTCCGTGATGTCGTAGGCGTAAGTAGCTTCTTTTGATCCGTCCTCGCTCGTAATCGAGAACACAAAGAACGAATGTCCCTTGTAGGAGTACCCAAAAGAGTTGATGTCGCCAACTCCTTCCGCAGAAAATTCCGCGAGCCGCTGGTCTATGGCAACGCTCGATACCTTCTGCACGCTTCCGCTAGAGTCTGCGACCCATACGCCAAGAAGTGCGCCCGTTCCCTTGCCGACAAAGAAGCAGTCGTTTCCGATCACTGCGGCGGCTTCGCCAAAGTCCACCCCTGCGCAAGAAGTTTTTGCTACAATGGCGAACGGGGCGATTGTCGAGTTCTGCCATTGAAGCACCTGCAGCGAGTTGGACCCGAATACGAACAGGCTGGAATCGGAAGCCTTGATCGAAGTCACGTAGTCGCCCTTGAAGTCCATCTTCATCGAGTTAAGCGCCGACGAGTAAACCGTCTGCGTGGTGAGCGTGAGCGGGTCGTAAGTTCCGACCGCCGGTGGGTAGAACACGTTGTCGGCGAAAGTCACGACCGTACCGTCATTCTTCGTGTACGCGTACTGCGTGATGCTCTGCTCGAACGCGTGCGTGTCGGTCGATCCCGAAGGCCTGTTGATTTCGGACCAGTAGATGTAATCGCTGTTACGGTCGTTAAGGACGACGCGGAAGTTCAGCTGCGCCATCTGCGTGGGCATGATCTTTCCGCTTCCGTCGTACTTGTCCGGCTTCGTCACGCTCGAAAGCGCCGCAAGCGAGCTTGTCGAAGGGTCCGCCGCATATAGCACTCCGCCGACAAGGACAAGGACCTTGCCGTTTGAAAGTTCCAGCATCTTGGCATAGTGCGCGGAGTCCGTGTTACTGAAGGTTCCTGTCGGCTCAATGGTGCCGTCGAAATATAGGTTGTAGATCGTATGGCTCGACGTTCCGTATTCCTGCTGGATAAAGAGTATAGAGTTCTTTATCGCTGGATTCAAGAACGGATTGGAACATACAGAGCACATTCCTACAAGGTAGTCTGCTATTACGTTGTACCCGGAAAGGGAGAAGCCCTCGACGGACTTAAGCATCTTCGTCGAGAACGTGTCCTGCGCCCGTACCGTCTCCGGGTACATATTGATCGACTCTTCCATTCCGCAGAACTCGGAGTCCACCAGCTTAGATGTCCCGCCACAGAATGAGTTAATTTGTATTGTACGAGCCGCCATTGTCTACCATGGGAATCTTCCCACGCCTCCGTAGAACTTGTCGTCCATGTTGTAGCATGGCGTCGGCACGTCCAACGCCTGCGTCTCGACTTCCTTCACGTATTGCAGCAGGCGGTCGCGTTCCTGCTTCTTGTCGAGCTTGAGCTCGTCGTTGATTGCGAGGTTACTAATCCATCTATACTGCACGTCGGCCATTAAGAGGTTGATGAACTCTGGCGGGAGCGTCAGCACGTCGTTGTCGTTGAACGGCTCCATGTCATGCGTAACAACCGCCTCCACCTCGTAGGTGGAATTGCGGTCGAGCACCAGGCGACCTTTCATCTCGTCGCCGGAAAAGTATTTTTCGTAGGCGAACTTGTACGGACAATAGCCTATGCCCTCGTATGACGGCATGTTCTCGATGCGGACCGGCTTTAGAGCGATGTAGTCGGCGCCGGTCTTGTAGTAGACAGCGTTCACCGTTAGCGGGACCTTGTCCTCGAAGAGAAATTCCTTGCCGCGCCCGAGCGTAATCCTGGAACGCGTAAAGTGCAGAAAGCCCTGCACATTGTATTCGCGCACGCACTTGTTTATGAGCCTACGCGCGCGCGCCGCGTCCGTGTCGCTCGCGGGGTTGCCGCCTACGAGCTGGCCTATTTCGTCAAGAAGGTCCTGGATGAGTTCGCGTACAAGCATTTGTCAGTAATTCCGTATAAAATAAAAAGCTAGAGAACCGCAGCAAACAAGGTGGTGAAAGCGTTGATTCTCTAGCCTTTTGATAGGAGGTAAAAAATGAAAAAGAAATAACGGAAAAGGACCGCCGCGCGCGCCACAAGCTAGGTAAAGGCGCGGCGGGGTCTCTTCTCTCGGGAGCGATTAGTCAAGCTGGATGAAGCCAACGGCTACACGGCGGGAGTCCACCATGCCGGCCAGGTAGGCGGCGTCGAAGCGGTAGGTGCCGACGCGGTTCACGTCGCCATGCACCACGGCGCTCATGATGATCTTGCCGCTCGGGCTCGGTGCGGAGACTTCATCGAGTCCGCTGTTGTTCAGCTTCACGGAGGACATCTCGATGTTGCCCTTCTGGAAGGCGAACACGACGGCGTAGGACTTGCCGGAAGTCTGCAACCAGGTTACATTGGCGTTGGCAGCCGGGAGAGCGGACACGTTCTTGTGTGCGCCCTTGGCGTTGATTTCGCCGACCTTGAGCGTGATGGTGCCGGAGCCGCCCGTGGCATCTTCGAGAACTACGAACGCCTTGTCTTCGCCAGTCAAGTGGCCCAGCACATCGCACTTCTTCACGCCAGCGACGGTGAACGCCGTGCCAGCCTTGATGACGGTGGAGCTGGAAATGTTGGTGGATGCGAGCACGATGGTGTTGCTGCCTTCGCTCGGCTGTGCGCTCACGGTGGTGGATGCGGGCAGAGTGCCGACGGTGATCACCGGCATAGATGCGTACTTCCACATCACGTTGGCGTACTTACCGATCTTGGCTTCGCGGTAGAGGTCGCCGGCAATAGCGTTCTCGTTGAACAGCTTGAGGCCGGTCTTCGCGATCTTCGAGTAGACGGAGCCGGACATGTAGCCGACCTTTTCGGCGCCGCAGCGGGAGTCCATGAGGGAGCCGCCCATCTTGGAGAGAAGGTCGTAGCCGTCGAAGGTGGCGCTAGTGCCGTCAGCGACGAACACGGAGTCGGTCACGAAGGCGGAGGAGGAGATGATGTCTTCCTGGATGCCTGCGCCGAGTTCGGGAGCGCGCGGTGCGGCGATTTCCTTTTCGAAGGAATCGACGTCGACGGTTTCTTCAAGGGAGTCGAGGGAGCCTGCGTTGGTTGCGACGGCGACTTCGAATTCCTTTTCAAATTCCACGATGTCGGTATTTGTGATGTCACCGCCAGCGCCGATGGTCGGGACGCCGCCCTTCTTGACGACGGTGCGACCCGGGTCGGGAATTACGACCTTGAGCTTGCCTCCCTGGCGGCCCTTGAGGCCTTCCTGGGTGGTGCGGGTGTCTTCGATGATGGGGCAGGCTTCTTCGATTTCGAGTGCGAAGATTTCAAGTCCCGGTACGGTTGCGATCTGGTTTGCCATAGTAAAACCTCTTTAGTGGCTGTAGCGCTCCGGCCTGTTCTTGCGTAGCCATTCCTTAGCATTGAACGAGCTGGGCGCCGCGTTGTTGCCGACCTTTCCCGTCGATGGGATGCCGCTTGTTGATGGCTTCTTCGAGGTCGGCGGTGTAGTTTCCTTTGTCTGTGTCGGCGAGGCCTGCTGGGCCTTCGTCTGCTGCATGAGAGTGGACTCGAACTGCGAAAGTTTCTGGTAAAGTAGGTCCTTCGACCAGTGCCTCATCTGTTCCGTCACCTGCGCGTTCTTCGCGATGGCCATGGCCATGACGAGTCCAACGGGGCTCTGGTCGATGATTTCCTGGTAGAGCATGCCTTCCTCGCTTTCAAGCCAGTCGCCGTTGTCCTCAAGGAAGTCCGACAACGTGTCGTTGAATTCCTGGCGTGCCTCGGGCGTCCTGAAAGTGGATTCGACCCTCTTCCGCGCGGCTTCCTGCCTGCGCTGCGCTTCGGCCTGCGCGTCCTGCGTCTTGCGGCTCTCGGCGAGGATCTCCTTCTTCAGCTCTTCCTTCCGATAGTTCTCGTAGGCCTCGACGCTCGGGAAGTCCTCGCGCTTGAGGTCGGCCTTGTTGGAATTGAGCTGCTTCTTCAGCTCCGCAATTTCGGCGTTCAGCGCGTCCACCGTCTTGCGGTGGCTCCTTTCCTGTCTGTCGAGACGCTTCTTGAAGCTCTCCTGCGTCTTCTGCCATCGTTCGTCGTCCCTTCCCGCGCCGTTCGCGGGTTGCGCTCCGTTTTCGGAGGAGGGCGGCTCCTGCTGGCCTTGGTTCGCATCGCCGTTCGCGTCGACTTCCTCGCCGCCCGTCGGCTGCGTCTTGGTCTCCGTCCCGGTGGACTCCGCGTTAGTTTGTTCGGGATTCGCGGGTGTTCCCTGTGCCGCCTTTTCTTCGGCGCGGTACTTTTCCAAAAGCTGCTGGCTTGTGATTGCCATGTCTCACCTCGTTTCTTTGTGGTTTAAAATAAATTAAAAAAGTCCTCCGTGCAATAGACGCGACGGACTTTATTTCCGTCAAACCGCCACTTCTGGTTCCGTTACTTTGTAGGTAAGTGTATTTTCAGTAGCGGAGGCGAGCTTCGCGACGATGTCGGCGCGCGCCTTCTCGGATTCTATACGCAGTCGTTCGGCTTCAGCGAGCGCCTCTCGCGCCTCCTGCGCCGCCTTCGCGTCGGCCTCGCGGCTCTTGATGTAGAGCGCCTCGGCGTCGGCGCGCTGCTCCGCCGAAAGTTTAGCCAGTTCGAGCTGGCGGTCCTTCTCGTTCTCCGCCGCCCTCGCCTGGATCTCGACAAGCTTCGAGCGGAGCGCTGCCTCGTTGTTCATGCGCGCCATGACGAGCTGGTTTTGCGACGAGACCATGTCGGCGTCGATGGTGCGGCGGTACTCGTCGATCTGTTGCGACTGCTGCTGCGTCTGCTGCGTTAGAAGCGCGATCTGTTGCTGCAGTGACGCGACATCAACGCCGCTTTCCATGTTTAGGGCGCCCTTGAGTTCGGGCGGCAGCGTGAGCAGGACCGCGTTCGCGATGGCCTCGGCGTTCTCGAAGTCTCCCGTCTTTAGGGCCTCCGCAAGAAGAAGTGGCTTCACCGACTCGGGCGCGAGCGTCTGAAACGCTAGAATCTGCTGGCGGCGCTGTTCGCGCTTGAGCGCGTCCTCTGGGCCCTTCATGAGCTTTATGGAGTAGGTGTTCGGCACGGCATTGTAGATACAGAGAAGCTCCACGATTATTTCCGCGACGTGCTGGATTGATCGCTGCAGGTGTCGGTAGTAGTGGCTTACGTTGGTGACGAGCGCGCTGGAACGCGTTAGGATTTCTTGTGCGGTCTTCTCGACTGCGGCGGCACCGCTGAAGCCAAGACCCTCCTCCGGGATTCCGATCATCTTCGAAATCTTCAGGAGCGAGTCGTTAATGACCGGGAGCAGGTCGCCCGTCACGACGGTAGGGTCAACGCGCTTCGGCTCCGGCACCGGCACGAATTTATCTCCCTTCTCCGCGTATGCGCGGTAGCGCTTGTAGCGCGCCATGTCATTCTCGTAATCTTTTGTAAGGTTTTCGATTGCCTCCATGCTAACGGAGGTGTATGGCACGCTCGGGACGCTCACTCGCTCCCACAGGGACACGTAACAACCGTTCACGATCTTGCAGAGGTGCTTGGTGTCGCGCACCACTCCCTTGTAGAGCTTCTTGCCATCGTCCTTGAATCTCTGTCCGTATATGGGAACAACCGGCAGGCAGGAGAGCCCACGGAAAAGAACTCGCTTGATTACCTTGTCGCCTACGACCTGGATGAAGTAGACGCCATCCTCGCAGCGCTTGTAGAAGTGCACCAGGTTCACCGAGCCGATGGAGCTGTTGAAGTTCGCGAAGCTCCAAGTCTCCGTTCTCGGCATGCGGTCCTTGCTCGGTATGGTGACTCCGTTCTCCTCGGCCATCTGCTTGACGCGCTCGTAGGGCAATTGTTCGACGATTCCGAAGAACTGCGCGTCGCTGCCGTCGAGCTTGCGGGAACACGGGTCGTAGATGCATGCGCTAGGTTCGTAGGCGAGGTTGATTTCTATCTGCCCTTCCTCGATGGTGAGGTACATGTAGCCCACGCCCTCCTCCATAATGTCCTGCAAGCCCTCGGAGAATACGGAGTTGTCCGCGTCGCTGTTCGCGAATATGTCGTGGAGCTGCTTGTCCGCGAAGTCGCGGAAGCGGTCGCCGTTCTGGCCTTCCACCTGCGCGATGAAGGGGTTTGTCAAAAAGAGGTTCTTTGTAGCGTTGATGTAGAGCGGCAGCGGGTTCACGCTCGCGACTCCGCGATTGTTCGTTATCGCCTTCATGTCGGTCTTGCTGAAGGCCACCACGTCGGCGTAGACGCGTGAATCGTCGCGCTTCCGCTCATTCTCGACGCCGAAGAAGTCGCTGCTCTTCTCCGCGCTCTCGACGATCTCCTTGATTATCTCGCGCTCGGTCTGCTCGTCGGGCAGCTGGGTGTCCGGGTTCTGTTCGCTGGGCGAGAACGCTCCCGCCGCGATTTCCTCTGTTAGTTCGTCTGTAGCCATTTAGAAGCTCCTTGTGGATGCGGGGACTAGCTCGTCCTCATGTGAAGTTGTGCGTAACGGCTGCGGGTTACCGCGATAGCAGGCGAGGCACATGGCGTCGGCCTGGTCCGGCGACTTGCCGATTACGCTTTTAATATACTTTTTCGGGGTAAGCTGAATCTGTCCCGAGTTGTTCATGAAGTAGGTCTGCGGCACAAGCTCGTCTTCCAGCTCGTCGTCTCCAAGGTAGAAGCCGTCTTCTACGATCATGCGCCGCGCGTTGAAGTAGATGTATGCGCGCATGTTCGCGTACTTCGGGTCCGGCGATGGAGCGCCGAAGTTTACCTTGTTCACCGGCACGCTAATTTGTTCCTGCTCCATGAGCACGATAAAGCCCGCGTCGAAGCCGCCGGTATGGTCGAGCGAAAGGCTCTCGAAATTCCACTTCTGGTGCAAGCCCTTGAAGGCTTCGAAGCATTTACGCCCGTTGTCCTTTCCTATCACCTTCTTCTCCACTATGCCGCAATCGTCGACAACGTAGATGCATGTCGTGTCGTTGCCTTCGTACGCGAAGTCTATGCCGCAACGCTTGCGCCCTCCCGATACCCTGCGAATGGTCGCGAAGCTGGACGGCGGGAAGACGAGGTTCATCTCCTCGGCGTCGAGGTCCCCGAAAAGCTCCTGTCGCAAGAACGCAGGAGTGTCAAGAAGAGACTCGTAGACCGTGCGCTTGTACTGGTCGGTAGTGAAGGGGTTGTCGAACGTGGACGCGGTAAGGACCAAGTGATCCTTTACCGGAGGCGCCTTCGCAATCTTGTTAAAGTACGACCCCGCCAATCCCGTGGAGGTGTAACATTGCGTTGTCGAAAGGCCCTTGTTCGAACGGCAAGCCAGCAGTCCGTTCTTGATTGCCTTCTTAGGCACGTAGGCCGCCTCGTCGCAATAAAAATCCTCAAGGTTCGTGTAACCGCGCGGAGAGTCCGGGCGAGTCCCGGAGAGGAACACAATCTTTCCGTAGCGGGTCGTTATAGTATGCTCGGAGTAGTTCGGCTTTGTCTTTACACCGAACCTCTTGAACCACTCGATCGTAGCCGGCATTATGGTCTCACGAATGACACCGAAGGTCGGCGCAATAAGCATTGCGGAACGACCGAAGTTTACGTTGCGATAGGCGAGGCGACCGCACACGCCCTCGGTCTTCCCGGCGGCGCGACCGCAACATGCCAGCGTGAACTCGTTTTCAGAAAATATGAGCTTCTGCTGGAACGGCGAAATCTTGATATTACTTTGTTCGGAGGGCATCCTGCACCTCCTGCGGAATAGGCGCCGGGACCTGCACCTCGAACACGATCTTGCCACCGTTGGGCGGTTCGGAATCTTCCTGGTCGTTGCGGAATCCCGCGAACTCGGCCAGCATGAGCAACTGACGGATGTCGCCATCCTTGACCGCCTTCGTTAGCGCACGGCGGAGCGAGAGACGCGTGACGGACTCGGTTTCGTCAAGTTCAACACCCAGCTTGCGGAAGGACTCGCGAAGCGACGGCGTTACAAGCAGCTTCATGCCGAGCGCGCGGGTTATCTCCTTCTTGAACGTGTCGCGGGTGAGCGCTTCTTCCTTGTTCTGCCTTCGTTTGGCAGTAGATATTTTCTGCATTTCGCGAGCCTGCTCCGACGTGATACGCCGGAGGTTCTTCAAGGAGTTTTCGTTTGGCTTGCGTTTCGCTGGCATCGCTACCCCTCCACCTTGATGGCCTTCTGGTTCTTCTTTTCACTTCTGTCTTCGGCACTGCGCTTGCCGAGCATGACCGCCGTTTCGTGGTCGTGCACCGGTATTAGGTTTTTTCTGCCGTCGTATTTTGCTTTAGCCATATTCCGTTCTCCAGCGAAAACAAATTAGAGCGTGAAGCCGGACTTGCACCAACATCTCGCAGCAGGAATGCTGCGCGTTCTAGCTTGAACTACTCACGCTAAAAAAGTTTATCGTTTTTCACCCTTGTACATACCTGCCCCGATTTCTTTTATTCGAGAGAACGGAATAATTGGGACTTTCAACCTGGACTTGTAGGCGGGGTCGATAAAGTAAATATACCTCATTTGGAAGCCCTTGAGGATTTTTCCACCCGCTTTTTCCACATATTTCTTGAAATTGTATGTCCCGCCGGTCACCGAGAAGAACGTGCCCCCCCCCCAGCTCTTTTCGCGGAGTTAGCGGGTTGCTCTTCAAGGTCATGCAGTGCACCTTCTCGCCGTTCGGCAATTCGCAAAGCTCGCTGTTTTCCTTGATGTCGGTCAGGACGAAGTTCGACGCGCGGTAAATCGTGCCGTCGCCGCAGGAGCAGCCGTCAGCGAAGGAAATTATCCACTTGATCTGCGGAGCCCTCTTCTTTATGAGCCGGATGCTCTGCCCAATGCAGCGGCTCTCGCTATTGCGCGGGAGGTATTCGTCGAAAGCCATGCGGTTAAGTTCCAGAAACTCGTTCCAGCCGGTGCCTTCGACGAGGCCCATGATTTTCCGCTTGTCGAGGCTCGGTCCGTAGCTCATAACGCCGTGCAGGCCGCCATCCAGGAACGCGCCAAAATGCAGGCAGGAGTTGTTCACTACCTTGCCCGAATAATGGTGCGCCTTGATAAACGGGTTCGCTATCGAGGACGGGATGACCTTCAGTTCGATTTCTTTAGCTCGGCCCATTGACGCACCACCTCGTAAATCTTGTTCCCGCTTTCGTTCACGTTCCCGAAAGTTTCCTTCGGCTCGCACACTTCCTTCAGGGCGCTTTCGATAAAGGCCTTCTGCTCTTCAGCGAAAGTGAGCGTCCATTGGGTAATGTTGCTTTTCTCGCCATCGGGGAGACTGAATTCGTCGCCGAAGTCGTCGGCGCTTATGCCGTCGTCGGCAAAACCGAAATCACCCATGTCGATGTCCGAAATTTCCGCGAGCTCGCCCAGCTCGCCGCCGAGCAGGTTCATTTCCCACTCGGAAAATTCCGCGACCTTGTTGTCCGCAAGACGGAAGGCCTTGATCTGCTCGTCGGTCAGGTCGCTGGCCATGATGCAGGGGACCTCGCTCATGCCGAGCGACTTCGCAGCCAGCAGGCGCGTGTGGCCGCATACAATGACGCGGTTCGAATCGACGATGATGGGGACCTTGAATCCGAACTGCTCTATTGAAGCCTTGACGAACTTCACGGCGTCTGCGTTCTTTCTCGGATTCTTATCGTATGGTCGGACCTCGGAGACGGGGAGCATGACGATCTTGTCGGCGCTCAACTTTAGAGAATTGTCGGTCCGTGTGATTTCGTGCGTTTTAGCCATGACCGTCTCCTCACCTGAACTTCAGCGCGGTGCGCTTAGTTTGTACTGAATTTTCAGCGGTAGCGTGTTCCGCTAGTTTGTCTACAATCCTCGCGAGTTCCGCGACAGTCTTTTCCAGGACGGAGAGCCTGGCTTCCAGTTCTTTTACGGTCATGTCTCACCTCGTTTTTGAATAAAATAACAAAGACGCGAGGAACCGTCAACAAGACAGCCGGACTGCGGTCCATGGAACGCTAGTTTGTATGTAGGTGTATTTACAAAGTAAAAGAGAATAATGCGTAAGCAACCCTCGACTCGCGCGCGCACGCGCGCATAGAGTTGAGTAAAGAGGGTTTTATATACGGAGTTTTCTACTTTCTACTTCTTACTTCCTACTTCTTACTTCTGTTTCGATGCCGGTTAGGCGGTCGGTATGCCTACTGGATAACCTACCGGATAACCTACCGGTTTTTTATCATTTTAATAAAAATAAAAAATTTTTAAAATTTTTCTTGACATTTGAGAAAAAAGAAAGTATATTTGACTCAAAAACAGAGGAATAAATCATGGCTGATAGAGTACTTATATCGGTGCCTACCGAGACGAACGACAAGGTCGAGAAGCTCGCCGAGAAACTCGACGAGACCAAGGGCAAGGTTGTCCGAATGGCCGTCGACGAGTTCGCCAGGAAGCAGAAGGTGGGCTAGATGGAAAAGGGCGAAAAGCTTACGGGAGGTCCTTATTGGACGCAGAATTGGATCGATGCGATGTGGCGATTCACAGCCGAGCGCTTCGTGGACTTCGACACGGGAACGGTGGACTTCGAGGCGCTGGGCCGTGAGGAGTATGAATTCCGTAAGGCCCTGTTTTTCCGCAATTTCAAGAACTCGCCTCGAGCGAGGGATGCGTTCGACGCAGCCGCCGACGATTACTGCAAGAAGGTCGCCAACGGGCAGAAGGGCGGACGCCCGAAAAAAGATACTACGGCAGACGGGGACACCCGCGAGGGATCCCAGGCGAAACCAGACGGGTCGGCGATTACCAGAAACGAGACCCGGGCTCATGACGCTCTCGAACCGTCTGCCACCATTTCGGAAGGCGCCCCTACCCGCGAGGATGGGGAGTTCAAACCCGACAGCGGAAACGCTGTCAACCTGGAATCCGCTACGCCTTCCACCATTTACGGAAATGCCGAGAGCTGCGAAGCCTCGGAGGCTATCGTCAGCCGCGAAAGCGGTGCTATTGCGCCCACCACCGTCTCCAGGAATATGCGGCGGGTGCCGCAGAACGAAGCCCCAGCGCACGGATTCAGCGGTGGGCGTACCGCGCAGGGTACTATGTTCCGCTCCCCGGAGGCGGCTGCGCAATCCGGGAAAGATTACGACCAAGAAACCTGCCAGGTAAGCACAGACGAGGCTAGGGAAAGCCAGGCTCTGGAAAGCCGGCGCACGGACGGGCACTCCTTGAGAGTGGGTAATGTAGCACGCCCGCCCGTGCGTTCACCCGGAAGGAAGTTCCGCAACAAGGAAGAGTTCATACAGTGGGCTATCGACGACGGGCTCGACCCGGTAGACGCAAACGAATGCTGGGAGGCCACCGAGGAACGCGGCGGAAAGGACGCCGACGGGAACACGGTCAAGAACATGAAGGCCTTCGCAAGGCAGTGGTGCGCCACAAGGGCGGAGAAAAGGAGGACCGCATGACAACGAAGGACGCCGACATCGAGAACGCGATCAACCGCCGCGAGACGGTGAAACTATACGCCATACTGCTGGGGAAGTACAGCGACTACGTGCAGGCCTACGGCACGACGGGTAGCCCGCTGCACCGCTACTGGAAGGATGTCATGGAGCCGCAGGCGATGGCCTACAGCGGCGATTCCTGGGGCAAGAACCCGCGCCTGCCTACGCACCCTGTAGGCGCAGCCCTGATGCGGAAGAACGGACTTTTATAGACTAAAGGAGACACGATGATCGACTATACTACTATCAGTAACCGCAAGGCCAAGGAGCTGGAGTGGAAGCACACGCACCACCTGGCCGGCTACATGGCGAAGAAGGTTACGCGCGCCACATGCTGCATGTGCGGCAGGACCCGGACGCTCGACCAGCTTGGCGAGGTCGGCAACGAGGTGTACATGTGCCGCGGCGGTTGTAACAAATAAATAACATTTTTTTTCGCCTGAGCTATTGCAAATACGCTTATAAATAAGTATATTTACAATGTAACAAACAAGCGAGGTTAATATGAACAACTTTGAACACTCCCCGGCATCCGACGGAATCCACGAAACGATCGCCTTCAACGAGTACCGCTCCCCGCGCTGGTGGAGCGCACGCCGACACCGCGAGTGGCTGCTGGACAAGGTCGCCCCCTGGCTCTTCGCCGCGCTGCTTCTCGGGACTTTCGCTCTCGCAGGCTGGGTGGATTGCGCATGGTAGCCTTCCACAAGGACTTCAGCGAGTACGCCACCTGCTACCGCTGCGGGCTAAAGAAGCTCTGCGGCAAGGTGGGCCGGCACATGGTGTGCTACTCGTGCTCACAACGGAACTTCAACGGACTAAGGAACTACAACAAGGAGATAGACAATGACGACTCTTGAAGATATAGACATACTAAGGAAGGTCGCCGCCGAACAGGCTGAACGCCGAGACAGGCGCGCAAGAAGGCTACTCTCGCTATACATGGCTGGACGCGAGCCTGGGCAGAATCTGCTCGACACCTACTCGATCATGACAGAATGCGTCAATCGCTGCCGCGACGACATCGACACCGTCATGGAAGCGCAGGCGATGGCCGCGAGCGTGTAAACAAACAGAACAACTTATCAACATAAACCGGAGACAAAAAAATGGCAAACGAACTTACACTTACCGACATGGGCAACATGGCCAAGGCGTTCGCGCAAAGCGGATTCTTTGGATACAAGAATTCGAGCGAGGCGTTCACGCTCATGTGCCTCGCGCAGGCCAACGGCCTGCACCCGGCCAAGGCCGTCGAACTCTACCACATCATCCAGGGAAGACCCGCGATGAAGGCTGACGCCATGCTGGCAGCGTTCCAGGAATCGGGCGGCAAGGTGCGCTGGGTCAAGCGCACTGAAAAGGAATGCACCCTGCACCTTTCGCACCCGCAGGGCGGCGAACTGGACGTAACATGGAGCATCGACCGCGCCACGAAGGCCGGACTAACCGGCAAGTCAACATGGAAGCAGTACCCGACGCAGATGCTGTCCGCGCGCTGCGTTTCTGAAGGCGTGCGCGCCCTCTATCCCGCGTGCCTCTGCGGAATGTACACGCCCGAAGAGGTCGCCGACTTCGACACGAAACCCGCGCCGCAAGCTGCACCGCAGCCGACCGACTTCGAGGTGCTGGACGATAACGTGACTGCGGAAGTGGTGAACGAAGAACCCGCACCGCAGCCCGAACACAACGAACCGCCGAAGGCCGCGAAGACCCAGGATGAAAAAGATGCCAACTGGCTCGCCATGTGCGACGAGCTGCGCGAGCGCAACCCGGAAGTCTTCGACAATTACATGATTGTGCACAACGTGACGGACCTCGCAGAGATCAAGGGCAGCAAGGACCGGCAGAAACTCTACACCGAACTGAAGTCCACCGTCGGCTTCGCAAAAAAGGAGGCTACCCATGTCTAAAGAAGTAAATAGGATTTGCCTAAATTGCGCTAGATGCGGACGCGTCGTAACGCGCCAAGGATATGGCGGCGACGAGTGGTGGCACGCCTGCAAGGCTGACGGAGCAGAAAGGAAAACTATCGAGACCTGCGAAAAATGGGAGGCAGCAAATGGCTAGCAAGGAAGTAATGGTCGTAGCACCCGAAGAACTCAAGAATCTCGTGCCGAGCGAGAAGGCCATGGACGCGTACAGGTTCGCCATCGCCAACGCCGGGATCGAGATGGACGGTGATGCGCAGGCGGATTTCGTCGTGCAGCGCAACGCCAAGAACGAAGGCTTCCGCGAGCTGGCTGAAGTCCAGAAGTGGATGGAAAAGACCGCAGCAAGCATCAAGGAGGCGCTCAAGCACACCTACAACGTCGGCACAGAGGAAGACCTCCCCGCCAACGTGAAGTGGAGCAAGCAGAGCTACACCTACGCATTCGATGAAGGCCAGGCGCGCGTTATTGCGCAGAGCCTCATCGACTCCGGCCTCACCACGAAGGAGCAGCTCTTCGACGCCGTGACCGTGACCGCTATGATTAAGGCGGCGGGCATCACCACCGACAAGATGCTGGAACTCTTCCACGACGGAATCGTCATCAAGCCGAAGGAAAGGACGCTGACGGTCAAGTGATGGAGCGCCCCCTCAAGTACCCAGCCTCGTCGATAGTGGGCCGCGTGTGCGGTCGCGGCTCACACGCCTACCGCCTGGTCTATGCGCTGGAACGGTGGGCGGCGAGGCACGGTTACGACGGCCACCACGCGCATACGGTGCCGACGAAAAGGGACAAGGTCAAACAACAGAACATCAAGTTTTAGGAGCAAAAAAAATGGCAAGCGTAAACAAGGTAATAATCGTCGGCAACATCGGGAAGGACCCGGTTGTCCGGCAGTTCAACAACGGCGGCAAGGTGGTGCAGTTCAGCGTGGCGACGAGCAAGAAGTACCGCGACGCCAGCGGAGAGATGAAGGAAGATACAGCCTGGCACAACATACGAATCGCCGGAAAGAGCGCCGAGAGCTTCGAGAAGTGCGGCGTCAAGAAGGGAACTCCAATCTACCTAGAAGGCGAACTCAATTACAGGACATGGAACGACAACGCCGGAATACGACACGACATGACCGAGATCGTGTGCTTCACCTTCCAGCTTCTAGGCAGCAGGCAGCAGGGCAACGGCAACGCGACCACGGCCTACGACTACGCGAACCCGCAGCAGCAGGCGCAGGGCTACGCGCCGCCGAGCGACGAGGACCTGGACGGATTACCCTTTTAAGCCGTGTCTCCGGCAGGGGTGAGCCACGGCCCCGAGAGGAAAGCGTGGCACAACGGCACGCTCGGTGCGCACAAGGTTCCTTAAGACTAAGTGAAACTGAATGCCTTGTGAGAGCGGTTCGATTCCGCTAGTGCCACTAGCCCAATGGGTGCAGGCCAGCTTGGCCACAAAACTTATCACGCCTTTGTAAATCAGCACCCGGAGGGCACACATATCGCTCCGCGTGACCGAACGATCGCGGAGCGCCCTGCGGACAAAGTGTTCACCAGCATTCGTTTATTACTTCTAAAACCTAGTGAATTACACCGCTTTGGACGCAGGGAAACCTTTAAAAAAAAATGCGCATCGATGAACCAACGATTCGGGCGCATGGCGCGGCGAGGCGGCTTGTAGAGGACTCCATTTTTGCTTACCGCCCACGCCACTAGGCGGCATAAAAATAGCTGGATAAGCTAACGCCGACTAAGACGGGTAAAACGCCGCGCCTCCACCCGCAGGCCATAACTGCGGGAACGGATTTGAAAAAAAAAGGACAGACGACTAATGA